ATAGCAGGAATCTCAGGACGAGGAGGAAGCTCAGTCCAAAGTCTGTCTTGGTTCATATTTGCAACTTGAGTCTCCCAATCACGAAGAGCTTGAAGAGCAGCATCATATTCATCTACTTGAGTTTGAAGATTGGCCATTGCCGATCCAGAGCCACCAGACTGAAATGGAATCATCTTCTGGAAGAAATTGAATATGTATCGACGACAAGCCATCTCTTTTACATTCAGAGATGCTCCAAAACAGAGATAAGCATAGTCGATGTCTGCAATTGAAGGATTCTCTTCAACAGATTCTACAAGGGATCCAAATTTCCTTTTGTATCCAAAACCTCTTTTATAGGCTTTGGACATGTCATCATAGAGATCTGCATACACTGGATCTGCCACAGATACGTTGTTGATCCTAACTGGCATGAAAGGAAAGAATTCCTGCGGCAAACCAGAAACATCAACATCTTGAACCAAAGCATCAAGAATCGAGTTTCCTGTATTCAGTTCGTAGATGAAGATTTGCTCTGGCCCATACTGATTTCCACTCAGAAGAATCTGAGTATCAATTCGATGAGTGTATTGATCAGTTACCTGTTCTCCTGTGGTAGTTTCAGTTCGGGTTTCAATTACCCCACCACCCAGATCAGTCTGAGTAACTACCACATTGGAATAGTCATTGGTCACTACATCTGTTGCTTGGATATAGAGAAGCTCACGAAGACCCTGAACCTGAAGACCACTCACAGAGGTTACGGTTTCCTTTTCCCATTCCTGATTCCAATTATGGACTTCTCCCGGCACATCAGCATCGACGTTTGTTTCGACTTGAAGATCAGGATCTCCATTGTTGTAAGAGAGAATTGTATTACGAACTCTCTGAAGAGTGACAGGAGTGAAAGTTCCTGAAGTCACAAGATTGGTGAAGCCTGTCGTATCAGGCAAAACAGGATCGTCTACTGTCTCAGAACCAGTCTGAACAGCCTCTTCGCTTTCATCCAGATACTCGATGTACTTTGCCACGATATAGCGTTTCGATGGGCTATAGACTGGAGCAATGTTGTTCGTCCAAATGAAGGTATCGTTGTTGGGAAATTCCACAGAAAACTCATTGGTACTTGGTTCATATTCACCAAGCCAATCTTCACCAATTCGAGTTGGATGATTCTGTAGAATCCATCGTTCGATCCAAGACTCAAAAGATCCATCAGTCACTTCAGCAGCATAGCACCTGAGATTCAAACCAGCAGGAGCAGGAGGTACTGGAGAAAGAGGGATCTCAGGCTGAACATCCAAAGGATTCAATGTGACTGTATTCACGATTGATGCAGTAGGAAGTCCGGGAAAGTTGTTTCGATCATAGTATTGAAAGAACTGTTTTTGCTGAAGCCCCGGACCACCCATGTAAGCTGTATTCAGGTCATCAGCGATAGACGGACTATTACTGATCACGGACGAGAAGACCGTGCCTTTCAGGAAATCAGGACGGTCCCGTTCATCCCCTGCCATGTTGTAGAGGGTGGACGAGACCGTAATGATTTTCTTGGAGGAGAAGAGACCCATGACTTCTCCTTACAGGTTGTTGTTCGTCCGGATAGCTCCAAGCACATCACCCACCGCATCGACTTCAAACTCGATAGCAGGCTGCACAGCATCATCCAGAGTTTTACGAGTGATCCACGTATCGAGAAACAGCTTACCAGCCTTTTGTTGAGCATCCTTGATGAAGCTGTCGATCTGCTGATCGTACAGATCCTTCTGCTTTCCGATCTGACCTTCAACCGTTGCACCATCCGAACGAGTGTCCAGAGTTTGAGCACGTTCTTTCTCACCCTGTTCAGTGGTAAGAATGATCTGCTTTCCAAGCAGGGTAAGCTGCGTCGGAAGGGTGTTGTTCAGGTTGTAGTCCTTGATGTCTGCATCCACGTCGAGGTTACGCTTCTGCAAACCAATGACACCAGAGATCGGAGTAAGACCATCACGACGGGTATCGAGAGTGTTTGCACGCTCTTTCTCGATCTGTTCAAAGATGAGTTCCGACTCAGCAGGCTGACGAACATTGACGACGTGCTGAGCCTGAGCCAGTTCAATCGGCAGAATGTTGTCACGCTTGAAGTCTTCGATATCCGCCTGAGTGGGGATAATGCGATCACGTTGCAGCAACTGGATATCGCGTTCCAGAGGCTGAAGAACACGGTTCTGGAACTCAGCGATTGCAGCCTGTGCAGGCAGGATACGATCCACCTGAACCTTCTGAACAGCCACACCGGTTGGCATCACTTGCTGACGCTCATAGTGTTTGATGGCCAGATCAGCAGGCAGCAGATAGTTGACCGTGTATTCTTTGGCAGCCACATCCGCAGTGACTGCATCATGAGAAGCCTCTTCCGTAGCGATCTGCATCTTGGTCAGTGCATACTGAGCAGCAGTCAGGTTCAATTGGAAGTTGGCATTCAGAGCTTCAATCTTGGTTCGCTCCAGATTGATCAGAGCCTCAGTGGCTTGAATCTCAGCGATACGTGCCTGCATCTGAGCAGTCACAGCATTCCAGCGAGATTGATCTTTCTGGAGAACGAAGGAAGCAGCTTGTCCCATCACCTGATTCGCCACAGCGGTATAGACCTCTGCGTACTGTGAACCAGTGATTCGATTACCCTTGAACTCACGCTCAAGGTGCTTGTCCATTGCAGTCATGAACACGTCAAATGCACCAGTACCCCCGATGGTATTCTCACCGAGGGTTACTTCTGCGACGGTTGCACCAACAATGTCCTTGTAAAGATCAGTCGTCTCATCCGGAGTGAAATCATACTTCGGATCAGAGAAGTCTGGGGACGGAGGAATCGTCACACCAGCAGTGAGGGCCGTGAACAGGTTATTCGCCAGAGTAGACGAATTGTCAGAGTTTACGAATTTATCAGACATGGCAAATTCTCCTTGGTTCACGACCCTCTATACGCTTACGCAGCAGTCGTGTCGATTGCTCCGCGTGCTTTCTGGTCATCGCCCAGATTCTTGAGTTCCTCAGCAGTCAGAGGTTCAAGATATTCGATGGCGAATTTCCGTTGTTGAACGGTGCGATATTCTTTCACACCAAAGCTCTGACCCGGACGTTTGACCTCTTTGCGGACATTGAAAGTCCGACTCTTGAGTTCATTGATCAGGATCTCAGGCACATGCCAGCCGTAGTCATTCTCTTCACCAAAGGGAATGTACTTCGACACCTTGCCCGTGAACTTGTTGTAGACCGTGACAATTGCACCTTGCAGCGAAGAGTCAGCAGGATCCAGATTCGAAACACGCACACGATGAAGACGCATTGCCTTCGCACGAACGATAGCACGTTTCTCGATGTCAGACAGACCCGCAGTATGGGGGTCAATTTCTGCCAGTGCAGTTTTCGGAAGATCCAGAAGTTTCCGCTCTTTCTTGGCAGCAGCCTGAGCCTCAACGACTTCAGGTTTCGAAGCCAGAGCAGCCATGATGGGGTCATCTTCATCTGGCTTGGATTCTGCTTCGAGACGAGCTTCCAGCACAGGAACGATCTTCTCTTTCAGAGTCAAATTCCCTGTGTTGCCGGAGAAAGTCACTTCCAGTTCATTGGCGATAAACCGCAGAACTTCTTTGTCATCCGTCTCCATGACCAGAGTCAGGAGTTCTTCGTTGGTTTTGTTGGAGATATCATCCATTGGGTTCATCCTTTGTGAGTTACCATGGTGAAGTCCGCTTAACACAGACTAAATACCTTGGCAAATGAAAGAGGCCCCACTAGGGGGCCTCAATCAGTTCATATGGAATAGACTTATTCCGGGATCGGGCTGTACGCCACGGCCATCCGCTCACCACGGAGCTTGATGAAGCCGTAGAAGAACTTGATCGAGGAGAACCCGATCTTGCCGTAAGGATCACTGCGGTCAGCAGTTTTCTCACCCGGCTTCTTCACGATGATCCGGAACTTCGCCTTCGCACCAGTACCCATGCCTTGCAGACCAATGGTCGCAAATGCCTGATCACCGATCACGAGCAGCGGAGCCACGTCGTAACGACCACCGGTCGCTTGGTAGCCACCATTGGTGCCTTCAGCAGCACCAACACCCTGCCAACGCATCATCTGCGGAACCACAATGATACGGAGATGAGCAGTTGGGATTGCCCCGATCTCACCGTTCATAATGCTTGCAGCATCGGCGTACTTCTCCACAGGCACGAAGTCTGCCCACTCCGAGATCATGATCTGGAGTTCGGAGCCGATGTAGGCGATACGCGAAGCCGAGATCGTCCGGGTATCCGTCATACGGCTACCTTTGATGATCGTGGTCTTCTTGGGCGTGCGGTTGTCATCCAGAGTCACCGACAGACGCTTCAGGTCAGTAACAGTCAGAAGATCGACCGCACCTTGAGCACCCGAGATATTGTGAATCGCAGTTGCGACACCCGGATACACCTTCACATCAGCAGCAGCCAGCAGGTCAGCCTGAAGCAGATCTTCGTTGATCTCGTTCGCACCGCGCAGCATCTCACGGCTCAGGTGGCCGTAAAGATCGGAATCGGTATCGAACATCAGCGAATCTTCAGTCCATTCCATGAAGAAGCCGTACTCTTGGATTTCACCCTTCCGTTCCAGACGAGTGAAGCCGACACGGTTGACACGACCACCTTGCTCAGTGAGCATCGGCATCTTGCCAAGGATCGTACCCACATCACGGGAACCACCATACAGAGCACCGACGTTCTCTTGCTTGACACCAGCACCAGCAGCCGTAATGGCAGCATCAGCATCGGTCTCGTTCGCATAGTGAATCACGTTGTCCGTAAGAGTGATCAGGGCAAGACCCGTACCACCCGAACCATCAGCACCAGCGGTGGCGACGACTTGAGCAGTACCCGTAGCAGAGTTCACGTTGTCGTTGATCGCAGTCACAGCAGCCGCTTTCGAGACGTTTGCAACACGAACACCCGAAATCGGGAACGTGACAGTGAACGTGCCGGGAACACGAGCAACGCCATTGGCGTCGATACCCTGATCGTTGACGTTCAGATCGTCCAGCATCGGGACGTAGTAGAACACCTTCAGTTCCTTGCCGTAGTGTTTCGGCATCGAACGGACATCAGCCAGCGGCGAGAAGTACATCTCTTCCGCAGCGTCGATCAGAGATTTGCGATCCCAGTAGTGGGTGTTGAACTGAGGGCCGACACTGGATTGGGGCGAACCCGAATCCCCGACCTTCGGAGCGTTGTAAATCTGAGTCATGGCGATATCCTTTCATAGATGTGAGAGACTCAGTTGCGTTTATTCGGGAGGAGCCATCTTCAAGAAGTCCTCATCCGACATCTTATTGAAATCAGGCATGGAGTTCGGTTGGTTTCCAGTCTGTTTCGTAGGAGGTGTCGAAGAAAGATGTGGATTGGCGACAGGCTTCTTCGGTGCCTGTGGCTTCCTTGCTCCCGACGCTACTGGCTGTCCTGTTGGTTGGTCCTGTGGCTGAGTAGCCAAAGGAGCCATCGGAGTGCCATGTGCAGCGGGTTGTGAGGCCGATTCGAATACTCCTGCGTTCTTCATGGCCAGTCCGACCTGATCAAACGCTGCAAGGAACGGAACTCCACGAAGGTAGCCCTGTGCCTGCTGATATTCCAATTCAGCCACTACTTTGTCGTAAACACCCGAGCGTTTCATCTCAGTCAGATTGCCCAGAATACTGGGGTCTTCCCTCAATTTAGCTTTGGACGCTGGATCCCACTTTGCATGAATCTCGCTAACCAGAGCCTGACCTTCAGGAATAGCAATTGCTTCGTCCAGTGCATCGCGGAACGCATTGTCTTGAGCGTTTCCACCGTAGTTAGTGGCCTGATAACCGGTTTCTTTCTCGGTATCAAGATCCATTGGGTCGATATTGTGACTTTTCAGCAACTTGGCAATTGCATCCTTGTTGCCTTTCATCAAGTCGATTGCAAAGTTCAGCTTGTTCTGATCGGCCAAACCATTGTCAGAAAGCATCCGATTCATTGCTTTCATTGGTTTGATCTCTTGCATACGACGTGAATAGTTCACGCCTTGTTGCATGAGTCGAATAGCATCTTCTGGACTTCGAACAGAGAAATCCTTTCCATCAGCTTTGAAAGGAACAGTGATCTTCTTGTAGAAGTCTACGGCTGCATCAACACCCGCAGTATCCATTCCTTCAGGAAGTTTGTAGTACCCAGCTTTTGCTGGAGTTTCAGCCTTTACAGGCTTTCCATCTTCGGCTTTCGCATCGGGAGTCTTCCCTTCTTTCCCGGTGTCTGCATCGGGCTGCTCACCTTCTTTGGTTTTTGCATCATCCTTGGATGCTGATTCTCCTTCACCGGCCATCGGGTCTGCTTTGGGACCGTCTTTGTTCGCTTCTTCGAACTCGGCATCGGACTGGGAATCAGAGCTATCCCCGGCATTGCCAGACTCAGCACCGTCAGTGCCGTCGTCACCATCCACAGTTTCATTGGTGTCAGGAGTTTCTTCAACTTGTACATTCGGAGTTTCCTCTTCGACTGGAGCATGAGTGGTGAAATCAGTTTCACCTTCGGGCATGTTACCCGAAAAGTCTTCTTCATCCAGCTTCAGGAAATCCTCATCGGACATGTTTTCGAAGTCTTTGAGTGTCGTCGGTTTAGCCATGATCTTTCTCCATCATTGGGCAAAATTGATAGGCAAAAGCCGGGGATTACCCGGCCAATGCTGCTTCTTCTTTCAGTGCGATTTCTCGGGCTTCTTCCAGAGCAGCAAGTTCTGCTTCTGCAATACCACCCTGTTCAACGAACATTTTCATGTAGTTCCGGAAAGAACCAACAGCACGAATGTCCGCAGAGCAAGCATCCAGAGTACCTTGCGTGAGACGGCCTGAAGCCATCAGATCAGCAAGTCGTTTGGGTTCGTCGTCGAGGTATCCGTCGATGATTAGAGATTTGAAATCTTCATTCTCTGCCAGACGTTTGGCTGCCTCACTCCGTGCAATGATACCCTCATAGTGGGTCTTTGCTTCAACATATTGTTCATGAGTGAGTTCGATCTCTTGGGGTTCTTCTTCCCCCATGGAAGCGTTGTACAGATCCATGTTTCTTCTCCAGTATTGGACCGGGGGACTGAGGTATTCAGTCCCCCTTCAGTCTTACTGGGTGCTCAATGGACCAATCGGAAGCTGTTGTCCAGCCAATTGTGGTGGAACCATAGAGGGATCTCGGAAGCCGGAACCAAGTTTTGGAGCAGTATCGTTATCGTTCTTGGCTTTAGTCAGTTCGTTAAAACCGACTGCTGCTTCGATGTTCTGGCTTGGAGCTTCACCTTTCGTCAGAGCTTTGGTGATTTCCAGATCACGATTTCCGCGTGCCTGAGCACCCATCTTCTGGATATCCTGACGATGTTTTTCACCGCTACCAATCATATCCACTTCTTGGAAGATCTGAGCAGCTTTGGCTCTTGCTTCTTCGGCTCGTGCAGCATCGAGTTCAGCTTTTGCCTGAATTTCAGCAAGCTGAGCTTTAGCCATTGCCACCTGCATTTCATCAGGAGGAGGTGGTTGATAAGTACGAAGCATTTCTGCCAGATCAGGCATACGCTTGAGATCTGCGATCTTGCTGAGAATGATGTTCCGAATGTTGGGATCCATTTCCGGACCAACAGTCTGAAGAACCATACCAAGATCA